ACTGTCCAGGTTTTGGGGTTCAGTTCAGTTTACGCCGCATCCGGCAAATAGTTAATAGCTCTTACTTCTTCGCCTCTGCAACCACTTTGCTACCCACGCCGCGGTTATTGTATTCCCACATGCGGTTGTAGTTAGTGTCATTCAGATTGCGTTGTATTTCGTCGTTATCATCAACGCTGCCGGTGTTACCCGCAAACGGACGATTAGAGATCACCGCATCAGCCCAGGGTTTGGCTGTGTTAAAACCTTCGTTGATGGCGCTATCACGGATCACCACCTGACCGTTGGTATTGGCATCAACATCCAGCGAGCGACCCAGTTGCGCCACGCCATCACCGGAAGCATTGAAACGGCTGTTTACGGCGAGGAAACCGTAATAGATGTTAGACAGCGTAGCCGGTGCAAACACATACGCTTCTTGCTGAGTACGTGAGTTCACCACGCGGAATTCGGTGTTATCGAACACCACTGCGCCGCGACCAGAAACGATATCCACATCCCCTTCAATGTAACTGTTGGTCACCAGAGTACGCGGCTGACGGTTGGTTTCCAGACGGTTTTGCACACCACTGTTGGTGACAAAGAAGGTATTCTGACGACCGAGAATGTTGACGTTATTGATCTGCACTTTGTCACCATCAGTACGCAGTGCCACCGCCGGATGGTTACCCGCATCTACGCTATCGCCCAGCGTGTTTTCGATGGTCAGATTTTGCAGTTGCAGGCCATTGTTTTGTGACCAGAAGACCGCAGAGCAGAGAACACCGATACTGTCGCTGCGTTTGCTCTGGCAGCTATCGTACATATACCACGCTGGTTTACCTGGCATATATTTGCCGCGCGGGTTGACGTCGTGACGCCAGTCGGCAGGGCTCATGCCCCCATCAAGGGAAAGCCCAATCTTCACATCAATCGGTTTTTCACCTGTACCGTACAGAGTAATTCCACCCGGAGCGGCAGGGACATACACCGTTCCCTGATACTCACCAGGCATCACGGCAATATACTGGCGCTTGTTGGTGCGCTTGATAATTGCCGCATCTACCGCCGCCTGAATCGTGGTATGCGTTACACCTTGAGTACCCGCCGGGCCGACAACAAAGTCAGGTTGCGCAGGCAGGGTAATCGGGGAAGGATTCCACGCTGCCGCACCTGGTGTCAGGGATGCAAAATAGTGTTGAGCATCGAAATTCTGCGCTTCTTTTGCCGACAGAATCGGGCGAGAAGAGGTACCAGGCGCGGTTTGATCAGAAGGACGTTGATCGGGCGGTGTTGAGCTACAGGCGGTCAGCGTCACGCCAAAAGCCAATGCCAGCGCCAGACGGGAAACTGAAAATGTGTTCACAGGTTGCTCCGGGCTATGAAATAGAAAAATGAATCCGTTGAAGCCTGCTTTTTTATACTAAGTTGGCATTATAAAAAAGCATTGCTTATCAATTTGTTGCAACGAACAGGTCACTATCAGTCAAAATAAAATCATTATTTGATTTCAATTTTGTCCCACTCCCTGCCTCTGTCATCACGATACTGTGATGCCATGGTGTCCGACTTATGCCCGAGAAGATGTTGAGCAAACTTATCGCTTATCTGCTTCTCATAGAGTCTTGCAGACAAACTGCGCAACTCGTGAAAGGTAGGCGGATCCCCTTCGAAGGAAAGACCTGATGCTTTTCGTGCGCGCATAAAATACCTTGATACTGTGCCGGATGAAAGCGGTTCGCGACGAGTAGATGCAATTATGGTTTCTCCGCCAAGAATCTCTTTGCATTTATCAAGTGTTTCCTTCATTGATATTCCGAGAGCATCAACATGCAATGCTGTTGGGATGGCAATTTTTACGCCTGTTTTGCTTTGCTCGACATAAAGATATCCATCTACGATATCAGACCACTTCATTTCGCATAAATCACCAACTCGCTGCCCGGTAACAACAGCCAGTTCCATTGCAAGTCTAAGCCAACATGGTGATGATTCTGCTGCTTGATAAATTTTCAGGTATTCGTCAGCCGTAAGTCTTGACCTCCTTACCTCTGATTTTGCTGCGCGAGTGGCAGCGACCGGGTTTGTTGTTATATGGCCTTCAGCTATTGCCTCTCGGAATGCATCGCTCAGTGTTGATCTGATTAACTTGGCTGATGCCGCCTTGCCCTCGTCTATGTATCCATTGAGCATTGCCGCAATTTCTTTTGTGGTGATGTCTTCAAGTGGAGCATCAGGCAGACCCCTCCTTATTGCTTTAATTTTGCTCATGTAATTTATGAGTGTCTTCTGCTTGATTCCTCTGCTGGCGAGTATTTTTTCGTAGCGATCAAGCCATGAATGTAACGTAACAGAATTATCACTGTTGATTCTCGCTGTCAGAGGCTTGTGTTTGTGTCCTGAAAATAACTCAATGTTTGCCTGTATTGCTTCAGTAATTGCTATCCTCCTGTCTCTGCCTAATCCAAACTCTTTACCCGTCCTTGGGTCCCTGTAGCAGTAATATCCATTGTTTCTTATATAAAGGTTAGGGGGTAAATCCCGGCGCTCATGACTTCGCCTTCTTCCCATTTCTGATCCTCTTCAAAAGGCTACCTGTTACTGGTCGATTTAAGTCAACCTTTACCGCTGATTCGTGGAACAGATACTCTCTTCCATCCTTAACCGGAGGAGGGAATATCCTGCATTCGCGCACCCATCGACGAACTGTTTCAAGGCTTCTTGGGCGTCGCTGGCGTGCGTTCCACTCCTGAAGTGTCAAGTACATCGCAAAGTCTCCGCAATTACACGCAAGAAAAAGCCGCATTGATGCGGCGATGGTAGGTCTGGATATCATTGAGCAATGAACAGGCCTCATCGAGTGTGAGGCTGTATGGCTCCATTATTTCACCTCTTGTTGTGACATTGTTGAAAAATGGATACCAGCTCGTTGCTGCCAGATGATCCAACCGAGAGTCATATCCCATGCCATGTATTCGTTATTGCCGTTTTTTGCTCTCCGACGATCTACTAAGTCACCGAAACGCTTTTCCATGAATAATTCATAAGCTTCGCGTTCATCTGGTTCTACTTCCAGAGATAGGAGTGCGATTTCATAAGCACGGCGCTCAATATCGTCTCGCACGTCAAGGCTGCTGATACGCTCTTTAATTTCTTTAATCAGTTCTTTGTCGGTAAAAGTGGTCATTATGCTCCAGCCTCCGGTGCTTTTGGCATTACTGCCCAGTGAGTGATATTGACGTTTTCAAGGTCCCCGACCTGAAATGTCCACTGCCATTCTCCGGTTTCTTTTTGTCCCCAGGTGTACCAGAGAGAACGCCAGCCAATTAGCCAGCCTTCTCCGTTAGCATCGAATAACAAAACACTTTCATTTGCTGGTGGCAGTTCAGTTGACACTGGTATTACTTTGTTTTCCTGTGCTGCACATTTAGCTTCAAGCGCATCGAATTTACGCACCAGGTATTCAGCATCTGTTTCATTTACTTTCAGATCTCGCGGTACACATCTCCCACGAAGAAACCCTTCCATTTCGAAAACATTCATGCGCATTTGCGTAACTCCGATAACTCGTTAAAGCGTTCCATAAACATCCCGTAGGCATGGCCCGGTGCCAGTGGAATCACGTTGAACATCTCTGTTGCCGGGATACCTTCCAGTACAGGCCAGAAAGAGCCATCATCAAGCCCGAGATCGCGGCGTTCGGTTGCCAGCATGATGAGATCGGCATATTTCACGGGCGTACTCATAACTGGGGGTAATCCGTATTTCTCACGGATTACGGAGTCTATTTTTTCTTCCATTTGTTTATAGTCAGGAAGAAGGCGTTTCAGTGGTGCGGGAATGTCCTGGCAATACGCTTCTGTTGCATCATGCATTAACGCTTCAAAAGCAAATTCCTGCGGCACCAGCTGGCTGCAAAGAACCGCATGTTGGGCGACGCTGTAGAAGTGCGAAAGATGACCGGCAAAGCGACAGATATTTGAAAGGGAAACCGCGATATCGTTAATATCGATGTCGTCTTTATTTATCCTGTCATAATAAAAATGCTTCCCGGAAAAAGTTTTAATAAATGACATTTTGTTCTCCACGTATATGCGCTGCACCGCGCTGAATTCTGGTAAAAAGAATCCCTCACCATCCGGCGATTATTGAGTAAATTACGTTTCCATAAATGCCCCCGCAGGGGCATTTGCAGTAATGAAATCAGGCGGTGAAAGTACCAATAAAGGTTTCTACTTTGCTGTCCTTGAATTTCTCAACAAGCAGATCACGAAATTCGTTAGCCATTTCTTCCTGCCCCGCCTCCAGCTGAATAATGCGCAGAACCAGTACCGGACGATCGCCAGTGATAATGCTGAGGCGTAATTTAAACGGACGTTCTTTCAGACCTTCAAACGGAATGCATTTAAATTCAAATGCCACTGGCATAATGTCTTTGGTCTTCGCTTCGACAGACTCCATCAGGGAGCGTTTGCCGCTGAAGTCATTATCTTCAAAATCAGCGGTCTGGTTTGCTTCAATCGTGATTTTACGGACCGCCGCAGCCGCTTTTGTTGCCTGAATGGTGTCACCATTAGCATCAAAGCCCACAAGGTAGTCGGCCCAGTCTTCAATCCATTCTGCCAGTGATTTCTGGGAGTTACGCTCGCCATTAACAGACAACAGAGCAGAGAACGGTGCTGTCTTTTTCAGTTTGAGAGTGGCGGTGTTATCTGCGTGACCTGGTTCATCAATAGTACCCAGGTTAAGCACACTGACGGCACGCATATTATCAGCATCGATAAAGCAGCGGGTGCCTTCATCTGCAAGATCTTTAGAATAACGGGTAAAGTCATCGATGCTGGCAGTGGAAAGCGCACCACGGAAACGGAAGCGATTTAAATTAAATTTTTCCAGATCATGAATGCGGAAATTCTCAGGCAATGCCACAGCATCGGCACCAATCTTACTGATAATTTCATTAACACCCTGAGCAGAAATAAGGGCATGGATTTGATTAATTGCGGTTGCGTCTAAGTTCTGAGACATAATAAGTCCTCACTATATAAAGATATTCAGTGATGAGATAAATAATCAGTTAATTAAGAACGATATTAATGACCTGCTGCGCGGAGTTTTCCGTCAGGTTCACCGGCAAGAGTCAGTAATTGTCCCTGGTCTTCCTGCAGAATAGTCAGGCGACCACCGCGATTGACATACATCGGCGTTTCGGTGGTGTCTTCTTCGGAAATTTTCCCGCGGTTAGTCGGGCGAACATATGAGAGTTTGTGTTTGATTTTCACACGGTTCTCATCAAATGGTTCGATTTCCAGGTTGAGTGAGACCTTACCTTTGGTTTTCGTGTTCATCACACCGGAAGCGACTTCACTGAGAACTGCGCCGATTTTGGTTTCAAATACGCCGCCGTCCAGCTCCCCGATAAATGCCTGCACATCAGTACTGCGTTCGCTAGCCATTTTGCTGCTCCTCATCATATCGACCCTGCAAGGCCGATTAGTTTCTCCACAAAACAGAGAAGAACACCTGCGGTAGCAGCCGCCCGGATGGATTGGGTTATGAGCCCGTCGTCCGGTGATGCTCTTCTCTGTTTTGTAAAAAGGACGGTACCAGCCGGAAGCAAGGGTACAAACTGGTACCGCCAGGACTACACACAGCATAAAGTTGTGGTGCCGGGTGCCTCCCGGTGCCTGGCGAAGGTTGCACACCAGACGGGTGGGTATCCACAGAAGGTCGACTGTCAGCCTCAACCTTAACCCGCGTGCGCTGAGCCGCATTCACCACAACGCTAAGGATTCTCTTTGGTTGAAAATACTTAGCTGTTATGTGCCTGTCTTTTCACCACTTCAGGCTCGGTGGTATCCTTTTAAGCCCGTATACATAAAAGGAAAATCAAATGACTTTTGATGAAAAAGAACTTGATAATGCAATTAATAAAATCATCGTAACGTCGCTCTTTTTCTGTCTCAGCGACACTCAGCAGAAACAGTTCTACGAATCGGCTTTCAACATGATCGAGCGTTGTTGTTTCTGCGATGCCGACGAGTTACCTGAAAAAATCAGGAAACAGTTGGCTGATGCTCTTCGAGTGCGACTTTCTGACCAATTTTCTGAAATGTGCTCTCCGAATTTGGACAAATAGAAAAAGGCCATTTCCATTCAGGGTCTGATGGAAATACTTCAGCCTGTTCCAAAGCACGGCGTAAAGAGAACACAACTCCAGCCATAATCTGATGTTTCCCATTGGTCCAGCTATCGCCGCTCTGATCTACAGGGGCGGCTATGTCGTATGACCAAACGACTTCACAGTTATTGTTTAAAATCTGGACTTTCATTTCATACACCTGCTTTAACATGAGTGCCTGGTGGCACAACATGACTCAACGAATCATCCTGGACTTCATATGCCCCAGGCGGCTACTTCGTGGGCGTCCTGCCTGTTCGTTGTCGGTAAAATGATATTGCTACTTAAAGTTGCAAAAATCAACTACAAAAAGTAGAAGTTAAGGGCATAAAAACGCATTTTGAAATTAATTCATTGAATTTACAGGTAAAATATTTTGGGGGCTATGATCAAAAAATTATATTGTGAAGTTAGCTGAGTTGTAGAACGTGATGGATTGTTTCATTGTGGCTGAGATCAGTATGTGATCTAGTTAATCATCAAGTGGGGAGAAGTCAATCATGAGAGTATTGTTGAGTTTTTGGAGGCTAAGTGTAAAACGGTAGGGAATTTACTACTCAATGGATTGTGTGATTTAGCCTCGATAGTAAGAAAACTAGGGCAGGTCATAGTCAAAAACTTATCAAAACATAAATTTGGCGAGACCTAAAATCGCCAAGCCTGTTGCAACAGTCCATGCGATCTGTTTATTTACGGCTGATGAAATAGCGCTGTTGACTTCACTTAGGCTAGGTTTTTTTGACAACTTTTCATCTATATCTATTTGTTTTTGAAGGATAACAGCGACATCGCGTCGGGTGTCGGAGAGAGCGTTTCGCAAATCACGAATGTCAGCTCTCATCTCTGCGAGATTTGTTTTTATATCCTCAACATTCGCTTCTAACTTAGCGACTCGGGCTTCAAGCATGTCATCACCTCCGCCATCTCCACCGTGTCTTCTAATTGTGGGAAGTTCACTATTAAATGGTACTACATTATTTTGCGGCGTCGGCATTTTTTTCATCTTCCGTTTTTGCTGGGAACTTTTCATTTACCCAGTTCAAAACTGAAAACGCATTTATATGAATTTCATTTCCACAATTGTTGCATATTAGTGAAAAGTAATACTGGTTAGCAGTATCAGAATAAATGCTTTTTTCAGTAAAAACATTCACATAACTACCAAGTTTCATAGTACATGGCATGCCCACATTCGCGCTGACTTGAGGCACAGTCAATCTGTCGTGTCCACATAGTGTACATTTTAGATATATATTCTTTTCTGAGAAATAAGAGACCAACATATCCATGTTAATCTTTTCGAATCCCTGCTCACTAGCCATTATATGCCCTTAGAACTATAACCGATTGTATTTTATTGACTCATGAATCAACGCCTTGCCCATTACATAAAGCTGATCCTGCGATTTTTCATCGATGTACCATTTCTCATAGGCAGGGTTATCCGAAAGAACGGCTAGCTTGTCACCTTGCATTTGAAGACGTTTAACATGAAAAGTCTTACCGTAAACGAAAGAGTAAATTCCATCAGTCTGGAAGTGACGAACAGAAATGTCGACAAACAGTCGATCTCCGGAAACGAGAGTAGGGGACATACTATCGCCATTTACAGTCATAACCTTAATATCATCCTGAGAACGGTTACCGAAAAGAGAACGGGCATGTTCTGTTGTGAACTCAATGGCGTAGAGCACATCAACATAGTCTGAAAGCATATAGGTTCCAGGTCCTGCGCTAACGCTAAGATCTAAAACTTCTATCCTGTATACGTCGGGTTTTGTTGGATTGGGGATGCTTGCCATTTCCTTACATCCTTCTCTCTCGCCAACACCATATTCTAAATATGAAGCCGATACCCCCAGAGCCAACGCAAGTTTATTCATGACAGAGGCACGAGGCTTCGCTGCGCCGATTGTGTATCGCCGCGCCATTTCATATGTAACGCCAACAAGACTTTTGAGTTGGGTGACAGAAATTCCCTTGTTTGTCATTAACTCGTTTAGTCTCTTGGCGAAATCTGGATACTTCTGTTCTTCTACCATAGGTAGAAGATTACTCACATCACATACGCTCGTCATTTCTATTTTAAGTAGTTGCAATTCACTACTTTAAGTAGCATTATCCCCTCTGGATTTCAGAGGAGAAAGATATGTCATCTCAAAACTACACCGAGAAAGCAGTAAAGGCTGCGGGAAAGTCTTTATCTGAAGTAGCTCGTCGCTTTGGTTTTAAATCTACTCAATCTGTCGCTAATTGGGTAATTAACAATCAAGTCCCGTCGGAACGAGTTTTACAACTTTGTGAGCTGGGGAACTGGTCCGTAACCCCCCATGAGCTGCGTCCTGATATTTATCCAAATCCAAATGATGGATTACCAGAGTGCTATTCAAAAGTTAGCGGTTCAGTTGCGTAAACGTAACCACAGAAACGAGGAGTTAACCGTGGGTAAGCATCACTGGAAAGTAGAAAAACAGCCTGAGTGGTACGTGAAAGCTGTCAGAAAAACTATCGCGGCGTTGCCGGGTGGTTACGCTGAAGCTGCTGACTGGCTGGATGTAACAGAGAACGCATTATTTAACCGCCTTCGTGCCGATGGCGATCAGATTTTCCCGCTGGGATGGGCAATGGTTTTACAGCGCGCAGCTGGCACTCACTACATTGCGGATGCTGTCGCACAGTCTGCTGGTGGGGTGTTCGTATCGCTTCCTGAAATTGAGGAAGTAGAGAACGCCGATATAAACCAGCGCCTGCTGGAAGTCATCGAACAGATCGGGAGTTACTCAAAGCAGATTCGTTCGGCAATCGAAGATGGGGTAGTGGAGCCACACGAGCAGACAGCAATTAATGATGAGTTGTATCTGTCAATTTCGAAGCTCCAGGAGCATGCAGCACTGGTCTACAAAATCTTTTGCGCTCCAGAAAAGAGTGACGCCCGCGAGTGTGCAGCTCCGGGCGTCGTGGCGTTTTGTGTCTGTGGAGAAACTAACGCATGAACAGTTTAACAACACACTACCGTCGCTCGCAACTGATTGCGCTTCCTGTACCGGGTGGAAAAGCGAAGGTGGAGTATTGCTATGCAGTAAATGTACCAGGTGACAGGGAAATTGTAACCCACAGCTTTGCAGAGTGGGCTGTGGGTGATTTCAACCGGCAGAAGGAGACAGTCCTTTGCGACAAGTTAACCGCTGGTTCAAAGATCACTACGGAGTGCCCGTCAGAGTCATTCGTTGGGAACCGGAAACACAACGGGTTATCTACCTCCGCGAAGGCTATGAGCATGAGTGCTTCAGTCCGCTCGAACAGTTTCGTCGTAAATTCAGGGAAATAGAGGTCGGTCATGAGCACTAAATTAACCGGCTATGTATGGGATGGTTGCGCAGCGTCAGGCATGAAATTATCCAGCGTGGCAATTATGGCCCGCCTGGCTGATTTCAGTAATGACGAAGGTGTGTGCTGGCCATCAATTGAAACCATTGCCCGTCAGATTGGCGCGGGGATGAGTACCGTCAGAACGGCTATCGCACGGCTGGAAGCAGAAGGCTGGTTAACGCGTAAGGCGCGTCGCCAGGGTAACCGCAATGCGTCGAATGTTTATCAGCTTAACGTTGCGAAGCTTCAGGCAGCGGCATTTTCTCAACTGTCAGATTCTGACCCGTCAAAATCTGACGCATCAAAATCTGACCCGTCAAAATTTGATGCGTCGAAATCTGGCAAAAAAGCGGGTTTTCACCCGTCAGAATCTGGCGGGGATCCGTCAGTAAAATCAAAACATGATCCGTCAGATAAAAAAACTTCTCGTCCGGACGCTTCGCAACCGGACACGCAGACGGCTGAACAGGAGTTTTTAACTCGCCATCCTGATGCGGTTGTATTCAGCCCTAAAAAGCGCCAGTGGGGAACGCAGGATGATTTGACCTGCGCACAGTGGCTCTGGAAAAAAATCATCGCCCTGTACGAGCAGGCCGCCGAATGTGACGGCGAGGTGGTTCGTCCCAAAGAACCGAACTGGACAGCCTGGGCAAACGAAATTCGCCTGATGTGTGTGCAGGATGGTCGTACTCATAAACAAATCTGCGAGATGTACAGCCGCGTCAGTCGCGATCCGTTCTGGTGCCGTAACGTGCTCAGCCCGTCGAAGCTGCGGGAAAAATGGGATGAGCTTTCCCTGCGCTTATCGCCGTCCGTCAGCACGTACACCGAAAAACGCGAAGACCCGTACTTCAAAGCCAGTTACGACAACGTGGACTACAGCCAGATCCCGGCAGGATTCAGGGGGTGAGCATGAGTCTTTTGAATGACGTTCAGAAATTCATTGAAGCCCATCCGGGCTGTACTTCCGGAGATATTGCGGATGCTTTTGCCGGTTACTCACGGCAGCGCGTTCTGCAGTCAGCAAGCAAGTTACGTCAGAGTGGGCGTGTGGCTCACCGTTGTGAAGGAGATACACGCAGACATTTCCCGCGCCTGACTGAGAGAGCGCAGGAACCGGAACCACAACCAGTTCGTGAAACCAGACCTGTGCGCAATTTCTATGTCGGCACTAACGATCCCCGTGTGATTTTGTGCCTGACCCGCCAGGCGGAAGAACTGGAGTCCAGGGGCTTATACCGTCGTGCTGCAACCGTGTGGATGGCGGCATTCCGTGAAAGCCACTCCCAGCCAGAACGAAACAATTTTCTGACGCGTCGTGAGCGGTGCTTACGGAAAAGCAGCAAGCGCGCTGCATCGGGTGAAGAGTGGTATCTGTCAGGGAATTACGTGGGGGCTTAATGAGTAATAAATATTGCCAGGCGCTGGTGGAACTGCGGAACAAACCAGCCCATGAACTGAAGGAAGTGGGCGATCAGTGGCGCACGCCGGACAACATTTTCTGGGGAATTAACACCCTGTTTGGCCCGTTTGTTCTGGATCTGTTCACTGACGGTGATAACGCCAAATGTGCCGCGTATTACACGGCGGAAGACAACGCGCTGGCGCATGACTGGTCAGAACGTCTTGCGGAGCTTAAAGGTGCTGCCTTTGGTAATCCCCCATACAGCCGCGCCAGTCAGCATGAGGGGCAATACATCACCGGCATGCGTTACATCATGAAACATGCCAGTGCCATGCGTGATAAGGGCGGGCGCTATGTTTTCCTGATCAAAGCTGCCACCAGCGAAGTGTGGTGGCCGGAAGATGCAGATCATATTGCTTTTATTCGCGGGCGTATTGGTTTTGAACTGCCTGTCTGGTTTATCCCGAAAGACGAGAAGCAGGTACCGACAGGAGCTTTTTTCGCTGGTGCTATTGCTGTTTTTGACAAGACCTGGAAGGGACCGGCAATCAGCTACATCGGGCGCGATGAACTTGAGGCATGTGGTGAGGCGTTTCTGGCGCAGGTTCGCCAGCAGGCGGAAAAACTGGTCAGGGAGATGGCGGCATGACGACGTTAACTCAATGCCAGCAGCAGGTGCTGGATATGCTGATTTCTTATCAGAAAGAACGTGGCTTCCCGCCAACCAATCAGGAGGTGGCAACCATGCTGGGATACCGTTCGGTGAATGCAGCGGTGGAGCATCTTCGCGCACTGGAGAAAAAAGGCGTCATCACGATAAAGCGTGGCGTGGCCCGGGGTATCACGCTTCATACCACAGTGAAGGACGACGACAGCGAGGCAGCCGGGATTATCCGCGCACTGCTTGCCGGTGAGGAAAACGCCAGACTGCGTGCAGCCCACTGGTTACATGAGAGGGGCCTGAAAGTATGAAGCTGATCCTGCCTTTCCCGCCCAGCGTGAACACGTACTGGCGACACCCCAACAAAGGGGCGTTTGCAGGTAAGAGCCTGATAAGCGCGGCGGGGCGCAAATTCCAGAGCGCGGCGTGTGCAGCAATAGTTGAGCAGTTACGTCGTCTGCCAAAACCAACGTCGGCACCTGCTTCAGTGGAGATCGTGTTGTTTCCTCCGGATAACCGGATCCGCGATCTGGACAACTATAACAAGGCGCTGTTTGACGCCCTGACCCACGCGGGTGTGTGGGAAGACGACAGTCAGGTGAAAAGAATGCTGGTGGAGTGGGGACCGGTTATCCCGGAAGGGAAGGTCGAGATCACTATCAGTAAGTACGAGAAAACGGCGGGTGCAGCCGCCTGATTAAGAGGAGAAACGAAGTATGAATAATCTGATGGTTATTGATGGTATTGAAGTTCGTCGTGATGCTTATGGGCGTTACAGCCTGAACGATCTGCATCGCGCAGCTGTAGCATCTGGTGCCAATGCCAGAACCAAGGAGCCAGGAAAGTTTCTTTCCAGCCAACAAACTGTTGAACTTGTTCATGAATTGACCAACACCCAGAATTTGGGTGTTGATCCGGTGAGTGTGATTCATGGGGGAAATGAACGGGGAACTTATGTCTGCAAGGAACTGGTGTATGCCTATGCAATGTGGATCAGCCCGTCATTCCATCTGAAGGTGATCCGTACTTTCGATATGGTAACCAGCACACCGGAAAAATTATCCGGGCAGGCTGCTGACAAGATGCAGGCTGGCGTGATTCTGCTGGACTTTATGCGCCGGGAGTTAAACCTGTCTAACTCTTCAGTGCTTGGTGCCTGTCAGAAACTCCAGGAGGCTGTTGGCTTACCGAATTTGGCACCGCGCTATGCCATTGATGCTCCTGCTGACGCGCCTGATGGCTCAAGCCGCCCCACGCTGTCACTGAGTGCACTGCTGAAGCAGTATGGTATCCGCCTGACAGCTAATCAGGCATATCACCAGATGGCGAAGCTGGGGATCGTTGAACAACGTGAACGATACAGCCGCACTGCGATTAACAACATCAAAAAATTCTGGTCGCTGACGGCGAAAGGCTGCATGTTCGGCAAGAACATCACCAGTCCTGCAAATCCGCGCGAGACGCAGCCGCATTTCTTCGAATCCCGATTCCCTGAGCTGTTAAAGCTGCTCGATACCGTTCATTGAGGTGACCGTGAGAGCACTACTGACCCCTGAAATAGCCCCGCGTATGGGGATCGTATTGTTCAGACCCGGTTCAGAGCTGATGCCCCTGTTTATGCAGGGGCGTGTCCTGCTGGAGCCTGAGCCGGAACGTTATTCATCTTTCGCCAGTGGTGCCGTTCCCGCGGCATCACAACCGCTGGCGCATGATCCTGCCGTTCGGGCCGTGTTCTGCAATGAGGCAGTGATCCGTCGTACTGGTGGCGTGGAATGTCTTGAAAGCTGGTTACTTCGTGAAAAGGGCTGTCAGTGGCCTCATTCCGACTGGCACAGCGAGAACATGACCACAATGCGACACGCGCCGGGCGCGATCCGTCTGTGCTGGCACTGCGATAACCAGCTGCGCGATCAGTTCACGGAACGGCTGGAATCAAGGGCAACGGATAACTGTGCCCGCTGGGTGTTGTCTGTTGTGCGTCGGGATCTCGGTTTTGATGACAGTCACGTTGTGACAATGCCGGAACTGTGCTGGTGGCTGATTCGTAATGACCTGGCGGATGCCTTACCGGAAAGTGCAGCCCGTAAGGCACTGAGATTACCGAAGCCTGTTGTGCCGTCTGTCACCCGGGAAAGTGACCTTGTGCCTTCGATTCCTGCCACCAGCATCATCCATGATAAGGCGAAAAAGGTGCTGGCGCTGAAAGTGGATCCGGAGTCGCCGGAGTCTTTTATGTTACGCCCAAAACGTCGCCGCTGGGTTAATGAAAAGTACACGCGCTGGGTTAAGACACAGCCGTGTGCATGTTGTGGAAAGCCTGCTGATGATCCCCACCACCTGATAGGTCACGGTCAGGGTGGAATGGGTACAAAAGCGCATGACCTCTTTGTGTTGCCTTTGTGCAGAAAGCATCACGACGAGCTGCACGCGGATACCGTGGCATTTGAAGAAAAGTATGGCTCCCAGCTGGAGCTGATATTTCGTTTTATCGATCGTGCGCTGGCAATAGGCGTACTGGCGTAAGTGGAGAACTCTAAATGATTAATCCTTCTGAAATTGGCAAAACGGGTGAAATGGTTCGTCTTCGTACTCTGGAAAGTATCTGGGTTCAGGGTAAGCTCCGCATGTGGGGACGCTGGTCTTATATCGGCGGTGGTAGTGGTGGGAACATGTTTAACCAGCTACTGGCATCTGGAAAAATTACCAAAACGGCAATTAAAGAAGCGCTACGCCGGATGAAAAAAGCGGGTATCAGCAAACCAGAGCTGGAAGCGTTTTTCAAAGAGATTCAGGAAGGGCAGAATAAAAGCGGTCTGGCGTTCTGTACCGATGAGGAAGCGCTGACCATCAACGCTGTACTCAGCGATGTCCTTGTGCAGTCAGGACATAAGAATTTATACGCTCTTATTGAAGATCGTTATATCAAACGCCTTAGCAAAAAGGCAATGGCAAGAGACCTAAATAAAAAGCATCCTGAATGGTGTTTGCGAACCTGTGAAAGCCGGATTGATGTTTGGCTAAATGTAGCAGAATCGATGCTATACAAGCCAATGTGTGATGCATTTGGCACAAATGGCGACAGATTCCGCTTGAATAGTTGCGCGGAAAGTGCTTGAATTATGTTAAGCTCAGGGCGTTAAAGCGAACTGATGCAACAGAACAAATAAAAACCCGCCATTGTGCGGGTTTTTGCATATCTAGAGCAGACCTATAGCGCCACCGGCAATAGCAGTAAGTAAAGGATGTTCTGCTAACTTTCTTAGCAGCCCCTTTGCTTCTTCTTTCTGCTGTGGCGTACCCTGAGAGCTATTTATTAAGTTATTCAGCGTCTCGATGCTATTGGTAATCTCCTGACGGTTATGATCTCCAATCTGTACATTCCCTCCGTGAATGTTGATTTGCTGAGAAGAAATAGTTGGTTGTATCTTTTTGGGGCCAACCTTGAGTTGGAAGTGTGGGCCAAAACCGCCAATGCTAGTGTCGTAAAAATTAGCTTTATAAATTTCTTTATGTTCTTCCTTACCGTTTGGAAGGAGTCGAACAACAGTATCCCCGTCATCGATGTCGGCCATTTGGTCGTTTACGATAATTGTATCACCTGCAAACTTGGCCTTATACGGGCCGCATCTGCTGCCATCACGTTTTAAGATGTAGGCATCGTCTTTAGCTGTAAACATTTCTACTCCTGTGTAAAGTCATAGCTAGAAAACGCTGACGCTAAACATTTACCGTTAAATGACAGGGAAGTATGAGATATAGGTCAAAAAAGACAATTTAATGAAACATAAGGCCTCGCAACTAAGCGGGGCTTTTTTCATTTCAGGCTCACGGGAATCATCCGCTACGAGCTTTGGTGATAAATACAGCCCGAGAAACCTGATACACCTTTCATCATTAAGCGCCATCCGAACTATCGGAGGTGAGAGACCATGAAAATGCATAACGATCCTCATTCCTGGCCTGACTTACTTGAATTGTTTCAGAGCTGGTGGCGTGGAGACACACCGCTGGGCGCAGTGATTATGTCGATTGTTATGGCTGGTTTACGTATTGCCTATTTTGGCGGTGGTGGTGGCTGGAAGCGAAAAACACTCGAAATTCTACTCTGTGGCGCTCTGACGCTGACTTTTGCATCCGCTCTTGAGTATGTCGGATGGCCTAAATCACTATCTGTTGCCATTGGTGGTGGAGTGGGGCTGATCGGTGTCGATGCTATTCGTGGGGCTGCAATGCGAGTAATCGGTAACAAATTTGGTAGCTCGAAGGAGTAATTTATGCAGGTACTAAATCCTCAGCGTAAAGCTTTCCTGGATATGGTGGCATGGTCAGAGGGAACGGATAACGGGCGACAACCGACACATAACCACGGTTATGACGTTATTGTTGGTGGTGAACTATTCACTGATTACTCCGATCACCCTCGCAAACTTGTCACGCTAAATCCGAAACTCAAGTCAACAGCTGCAGGCCGTTATCAACTTCTTTCCCGTTGGTGGGATGCCTACCGC